CGGCGGAGCTGGGGTTATCGAACACAACTCCCAAAGAGTTAAGCGGGACGCTGGTCTCGCCCGCAAAGAGCTTTGCTAGTGTTTGCAGCTGCTCATTGTGGGGGGTCATGCTCATTTGTGCGAGCTGACCGTAGTGGGGGATATCGCCGTTTTGGTTGGTGGTAACCATCATCAAGCTGTCGATGTAGGTTTCCATTTTCTTGTCGAGCATCGCGCGTGCCGTCTTTTTATCAACGCCCAAAAGGTAGCGCTGCGGCCATGTGTAGAAGTGCGCGCTAATCTCGGAGCGTAGCATCGTCTCTAGTGCTTGGTCGGTGAGCGAGCGCACGGTGCGCGAGATGCGGCTACGGCCAAACGGACGGTTAAGGTCTGGGTGGTAGCGCAGTACCTCCATGAGCGGGCGTGTGTAACCCTCGATGTTGGCGTGCGTCTCGGCTACCCACTCGCCGTCTTTCACGCGGTCACACACTACGGTTTTACCAGGCAGGTACATGATGGCCTGCGTGGGCTTCACAACGCCGTTTTCCAGTGCGGTATCGGTGATAGCGATACCAGCCTTCACACAATCGTTTGCCGTGTCCCAAATGGCCGCTGCTTGCGTTGCGGAGTAGGCATGAATGGCAACGCCGTTATCTTTGCCGCCTGTTACCGTGATAAAGCTGCAAGAGCTGATTAGCTCGCTGCTTACGGCCTGGCGATACAGCTCTGGCAAGTTGTTATCCCGCGCAACCTGCGTAAGCTCTGGGATTTCACCATCGTAAGAGGTATAGCCCATAAAGCGCGAGCGCGATGTGAGCATATCTACGGCCTTGGTCGCCCAACCTAGCGTGAACTTGATGCGCTTGAGTTCGCTAGGCGTACCCTGCGGGTAGAAGGGCGTAATTTGCTGGTCGTAGTAAGCCTGGTTGCGCTGGTTGCCCGCGAGCTTATCCAACCACACGTTCATTAGCTCGCCAAAGATAGCCTGCTCATCTGGCTCTAGGTCTCCCTGTAAGCCGTATAGGCCAAACGCTGGGGTGTAAGGGGTCATAGAATTTCGCACCCGCCTTCTGGGTCTCGCCTGGTGGTCTTAACCGCCCATAAGGCAAGTGCCACCGCTTCAATGATTGTTGAGTTCTCGCCGCCAAAGCCCCACCCGCCATCGGTGCCAATCTTGCGCTCTGGTGAGGTGGTTGCGCTTTCGTCTAGGGCTTCACTCGGCTCATGCGTGAGCGTGTTGTTAAGCACCGCGTCATAAAGCATCGCGCTTGCTGAACACACCGCGTAAACGCTCGGTTCCATGATTGCTCGCATAGGGTAGTCGCACTCACGCAGTGCAGCCTTCAAGGCACCTGCGCCGCGCTTGCCGTCTATGGCGAGAGCCGCTGTTGCGTCTGCGCGGCTTTCCTCGCCCAACCAATCGGCTAGCCATTGCACGCCGTCCTCGATAGTCGCGCTCGCTATGTGTGCCACGTCCACCGTGCCATCTTGCATAAGGCGGGCACCACATAGCGCAACTCCGTTCCCGTCAGGGCTGAACTTGACTGCGTAGGCGGTTTTGGCTGGCGTAGATGCGCTATGGCGCTTGCCTTGCTCCCAAAGCTTGCTTGGTAGCTTCCCTTGAATGCCCGCATCATCTTTCCACCAGCCTAGGCGCTCTCGCGCAAAGCCTTCAGGTTCTGCGTTTGCGCACTCGGTCGCCGTGAATTTCTCTGATAGGCGTATACCTAGCGCGGGGTTACACATGTACCAGTATTTGCGCTCGGTTACGTCCACCAGCTCTGGCACGCTCCACTCGTGCCACGCGATGCCATCAGTGTTACCGTTACCGGCTTCAATCGCGCTTTTGCGGCTACGCCTAAAAACGGTGCCTGGTGATACTGGAGAGGGTGGCGTACCGGTAAATATCATCTGTCTGTTATCGTCAGGTGCAGCCGCCAGCGTATACATGATGCTTTCCTGGTGTGCTTCAGTCATCTCCTGGGCTTCGTCAAACACAACAACGGAGTAAGAGCTACCACGCCCGCCACCATTTACGCGCGAGGAAAACTCAATAAGGCCGCCTGGGGTCACGTGCCCGTGCTCATCAACGGTCGGTTTAAGCTCGATGGCTTCCTGTCCGTTGGTGCGGCGTATGTATTTCACGCGCGCCTTGAGTTCTGGTGAGGTCTCAAACATCTGCACTAGGCGCAAAAACGCTTTGCGGCTCGTGTCCACTCGGTGCGAGGTATGCAAGATGCGCTCATGGCAAACGGTGATGCCGTAGGCTTCCCGCGCTTCAAGCACCGCGTTCTTGCCGTTCTGGCGCGGCACTGATAGCCCGCATGAGGTCGCGCTGTAATGATCATCATCAGTGCGCCCTAGCCAGCACTCAAGAATTGTTTTTTGCCACGGGTCTAGTGCAAACGAATAGGCTTCACAGAATAGCGCCGCATCTGCGCCATCGGAGTAAACTCGCGGTGGCTCGATTTTAAGCCGTGGCTCTTGAGCGCCTATTTTCTGTGACAAGGCTTAACACGCTCGCTTCCTCTTTTGGCTTCTCTTTTTTGGGCGTGGTCTCCACGCTGTCCTTGATGCCTAGCTGTTTGTTGAGCTGGCGTATCTCGGTAGATGCTTTTTTGAGAATGGCGATTTCAGGCCGCTCTTTGAGGTCTCCGCCCTCGGTCTCATACGTGACGCTCACGCCGTATGCGCCCGCCATGTCTTCCATAGCTTTGTCTGCGATGGCGTGCCAGTTAATGAGCATGCGCAGATAGCTCACGTGTTCGCGGCTAAACTCGCGCCCTCGCGTGAGCTCGTCCCACTTTGCGCTCTTATATTCGTCCTGCGCAATGTCTTTGGGCTTGCGTATCTTTGCCATTACCAGCCCCTCGCACTCTCGGTAAAAGTTATGCCGGCATGCCTTTTCCAAGGCGGCTCAATCTCATGATTTCGTATCGCCCATGCCTCGGCCAAACCGTTGAGCTTCACGTTTAGGTGGTCTGACTTAATGCGATTGCAGATGCGGTGCGTTGACTGCAAGTTATCGGGGTCGGTACAAGACCCCCCAAGTGCAACCGGTACTATTTCGTCTAGTTCAAAGCTTTCAGGCTCGCCTGCTGGTAGGTCGTAGTTAATCGGGTCGCCGCATATGGCGCACACATCGCCACGCGCGGCAAACCGTGCCTGCTGCTGGCGGCGGCGGTGGCCGTTTGAGTATCTGTTCTTTGTCATACTCCCTCAAAACAAAAAAGCCCCCACGGCCTGCGCGTGGGGGCAATCTAAAAGGAGGTCTTCTGCTCAGATAACAGAACACAGCTTACACAGTAGCCTATAAGCGCACGCTATTCTTTGCATAAACGCGCAACAGTGCGCAAAAGCGTGCATATAGCTGAATTTTCGACAACTTTCGACAACTTTCGACAACATGTTGACAACAACGCAGCAACTAAGGAATTGCTGCCATCTTTGCGCCTGCGATGCCCACGCTGTCCACGTAGTCCAGCGCGATGCGGTATTTCTCTTGCATCGTGCGCTGGCACATTCCCGTTACGTCTGCAATCGCCGCCCAACTCATACACTCAATGCAACGCATCTCGATTACGTCCGCGTAGGTTCCCCCTAAGGCGCGAGCTACGCCATTTTGCTCATCTTCCCCATAGAGCACGCACAGCGCATCATCAATGACTTTTGCAAGCTCTGCCATGCGGCGGTTAATTATTTCCTCGCTGTCTATGGCGGCTATGGTGGCGGCGGTGCCGTTAATGTCCTTAGGCGTTGCCGCCACTCGTACCCCTGTCATGCTACCTAGCGCGTAGCGCGCGTATTCCTCGCGCTCTTTACGTCTACGGAGCGTCTGTAGTGACGTTGACGCTTCACGCACGCTTGCAAAATAACGCTCCGCAATTCCCAAGGCTAGACCTCCTAAACGCGCGTGTCGGTCAACACGCAGCACCCAAACACCGCGTCTCCGTCTACACAGTCGGTTTCTGAACGGTGTTCTGGGTGGTCACAAACCCCAACCTTCAGTTCAATCATCAAACGCTTAACCAGTATTTCGTTCTTTGAATCCCAACTGGCTATGCGCGGTATGCGAAAACACGTACAACAGCTACAAGGTAAGTCTTCGGTCTCAATAGGCTCTGCAAACTGGATACCCATTAGTTCTCACAATCTACCAGGGATTATTTTACCAAAGGCCGCCAGTGGCCTTTATTTGCCCACAAATTGCGCAACGTGGGCACACATTCGTGTTTTGCCAAAATCGGGCTTCCTGGCGGCCGTCTCGCCTGCCTAGTGGCGTTTTTTGACGTTGCGCAGGTTATCTCCATTGAGTAGGCGCACCTCGCACATGTCAATGACGCGTGAGAGCATGGCGACGTAGGTGCTTTCATCTGCTCCGCGCGAGCCCATGCGCTCCATTAGCTCTTGCTGCGTGTATTGGGTGGTGATGATAGTTGGTAGGTGGTTAGAGTACCGGCGGTCGATGATGTCCCACTCGGTAGATACAACCCAAGGCGTAGGTTCTTCCTTGCCTAGGTCATCAATTACCAATAGCGACACGTTGCAACACCTATCCATCATGGTGCCCGGCACTCCATCGGCCATGTTTTCTTTAATCTTGCTCATGAGTTGCACTGTGGTGGCAAACATAACGGGATTTTTCGACACGTAGGTATCTCCGCACCACATGATGCCGTCTAAGAACCAGGCTTTGGCGATGCTTGCGGCCGTGGTGGTCTTACCACGGCCTATGCCGCCGCAAAAAAGATACCCGCGCCCTTCACGTAGCGGCGCGAGCATATCCTCGGTAACTTCCATACCAACGCGCTCCACTGTCTCCAGCGGTATGCCTGTGCGCCCAAGAGCTAGTGCGAGCTTTGTTGCTTTAAGCTCTACTTGCGTGTCTTCCCAAAGCTGGCGAGCGGCGGTTGCGCCTTCACAGCTGCACGGCTTGGGTTGGTAAATGGTATTGATGCCGGTATTAATCTCAACGGTTTCAAGTGTTGCGCCGCAGTGGGCGCAAGTAGTTGTTTTCACTAAAAGCTCCACTCCTCGGTGATAGCGTCTGCCACATCGCAAATTTCCTTTGATTTGTCGGTGATGGTGGTGGCTTTCTCTTGGTCGCGGCGGTACCACGTCATGATCGTGGCGCGGTCGTTCTTGTATTTGCGCCCTGTCGATGATTTGTACTCGCTCAAACGCTCGGCGTACTCTCTCCAGTTGATGCCACGCTTCTCTAAGAGCTCGCAATCACGGTCGGTGAGGTGAACGTTTTTATCTACGCCATAGGCGTGAACCACCTCATTCGATTTTTTGCGCGCTCTCTCTTTATTATCTTTACTTAATTCTTCTTTACTTAATTGCGTGACGTTAACCATATGTGGTTTACCGCCGCATGGTCGCAACTGGGGTTTTGTATCAAAACTGCTGTTATCGTCCACAGTGCTATCAACCATATGCGGTAAACCGCCGCATGGTCGCAACTGGGGTTTTGTTGACTGTTCGTGTACTGTGTACTGCCATGAGTACGTTCCACCAGTCCCACGCACCTTTTCGCGCTCAACATATCCAGCCGCTTCAAGCTCCGCCATCGTGCTCCTAATCGAGCGGGTACTTTCCTTGCAGATGCTCGCAAGCCCTGCCATTGAGAAGTCCCAATCTGGCGGTAGAGAGAGTATGCGCACCAAAAGCCCAACGGCTTTAAGCGACAAACGGTCGTCTCGCAAAAAGCCGTTGGATACTACGGTGTAACAGTTATCTTTTTTAACTCTGATTATGGTGGCGGTGGACACTATCGCTCACCGCTATCAGAACGGGATATCTTGTGTATAGCTCATAGGCTCTTGCCGCTGGGGCTGGGGCTGGGGTGTTTGGTAGCCTTGCTGGGGCTGCTGCTGGCCTTTGCCGCTCATGAACTCGATACTATCAACTACAACTTCAAGCTTGCTGCGCTTTTGGCCGTCTTGCTGCTCCCAAGAGGAATACCGGAGCTTTCCCTCAATAGCCACTTTCGAGCCTTTTTGGATATAGCGCGACACCGCTTCTGCGCGGTTGCCAAACATGACGCAATCAATGAAGTTAGGGCGCTGGCCCCACTGCCCTTGTGCGTCTTTGGTCACGTCATTAGCCGCGATGCCAAAGTTCAGGATTTGCATACCACCCTGGGTCGCTCGCAGCTCTGGGTCGCGCGTGAGATTACCGGTTAAGAGAACCTTATTGATATTAGCTTGCGCCATAGGTTTTTTCCTTTCTTGTAGCGTTTACAACAAAATGAGAGGTCGGTGCGCTGCTCGCAGGGGTAGCCCTGTTTAAGCGCGCACTTCCATTGCAAAATTCGCCCTGTTTGCCGCCACTTGCCGTCACTGGTGCGCTCAACGTCATACTCAAGTGGGCGCAGATGCTCACACGTGGCGCAGTGAGCGCGCACTAAAAGCCAATCTCTTGCGGCGCGTCTTGGATTTCGCCAGTCTCCGCGTTGATCTCTGCCACCCGTTCCTCGTAGGTGTACTCAAGCTCTGGCTCTGGAGCGGGCGCGTGCTCTGGTTCTGGCGCAGGCTCAGTCTCAGGCGTTTGCTCTAGGATTTCCTGCACGTCTTGCGCGGGGATTGGCGCAGGTGCTGGCACGTCTTGCGCATGCTCAATCTCTTCACTTGAATAAATGCCGCCACATGCATCTGGGAACGCTTCACGCAACGCTTGTACCATCGCCACCTTGCGTATCATGGTCGCGGGCTTTGTCTTCCAAAGGCTTTTTCCCGTGTCGTATTCTTTAAGTGACACCTCAATGTTCGTAGGGCACATGCGATTTTTATCGTGTACGGTCGCCCAGCCTCCCACAAGCTTCTCCGTTCGCGTGCCCACGATACAGCCCACGCGCCGCTCTAGTGTGCCATCTGCCTTAGCTACCACCACACCTGCCTGCATGCCGTCAAATGAGGGCTGCATGCTCGCTAGGCGCACCCAATAATCTTTACTCACAATCACATTTGCCTTAACCCTGCCAGTCTGGCGGTCCTTATATGCCACCATATAAGCATCACCCGCGAGCGGGTTAAGCTTGCGCGCCTGGCACTTTGCCATGAAGGCGAAAATCTCTTTGTCGTCAACGTTTTGGTCGCCACTAATGAGGTAGCGATGAACGATAGCCGGGCTAAGTTTTACACCGGTGCCGTCATTTGCTTGGTATTGCACCATTGCGGTATCTGCCATTAGATATCCTCCCCATACAGCTCTTTGTGAGCCCTTTTTATAAGTTCAAGGCGGGCGTTCGCGAATTCAAGTGCGAACACGGCAAAACGCACAGTGTCAGCTTCCCGCCATTTATTGCCACTGGCATCGAAGGCGGTTACTATGTCACGCCAAATTGTGTTGATGAAGTTAGCTATTTTAGTGTCGCGCTTTGCTTCGTCTATCGACTCTAGGAGCCAATGCCCGTTTATCATCTCATCGCCCATCGCGCAATTGCGCAATCTTCGTCTAAATTCGAGCAACTCTCGGTCTACTAACGTCAACCTGCCTTGGCTACCCCCTAGGGCAATGTTGTATCCATTGGCTTTGTCAGTTAGGCCAAGAGCCCCAATGTAAAAAATCTCTAGTGCGTCTGCTTCTTCCTTAGTCTCTACTACCGCCAAAATCTCGCTAGTTACGTTTTCCCACCCATATTTTTTTATGGCGGCTTCTATTGCTGGCTGTTGCCCACGGCAATAATTTTTCCCGTTAAACCATCTTTTTTCTGGCTCTTGGCACGTCTGCCCAACATATTTCTTGCCATTTGGGAACGTATGGCAATAAATCGTATATGCCATTAGTTCTCCCTTTCAAATGCGCCCTTGATGCCCATGTCTTTAAACACGGCTGCAAGAGCGGTGGCTTGGTCGTAAGTTATGCCGGTAAGCACTAGGCGATAGGTGGGTGCGCTAGCTTCCTTTGACACTTGTGCCTGGCCTTTGGCGGCTTGCTCGCGCTGCTCTTGTAACCATGCCAGCCGCTCGGCTTCCTGGTTCGCCCTGATGTCATCGTGGCGTTGCATGTCCGCCACATCTGCCATGACCTGTGCGAGGTCGAGCGTGCTGTAGTAGAGGTTGAACGCGAGCGCGCGTTGGGTGTCGGTCATGGTCATGGTCTCGATGGTGTCGAGGTCATGCTTCACGGCCTTCAACTTGTCCACCAAAAGCTTTTCTGCGTGCTTCTCGGTCTTTGTGCTGCGCTGGTACCACTTAGGCTCTTCTAAGAGGTCAAGCGGCACGTGGTCTGCCAGCTCTGGTGCCATGTCGTAGTAGGATTGCTCAAGATAGGCGCGGCGGTTGAGCTTAAGCTCTTCGTCCCACGCGTCTTGCTGCTCTTTGCAAGCGTCTGCGGCTTGCTTGAGTACGCCTGTTGCCACCTTTACGCGGCTTTCCCACTCAAGATAAGGCGCCATATACGCGTCTTTAAGGCGTTTGCGCTCCGCGTCTAGGCTTTTGAGTACACCATTGATGCGCGAGCGCGTGTTTTTGGAATACCGGTAATCTTCCTCGGAGTTAATTTCGATGGCCTGGTGGTCTTGTACAAACACCTCGGCCTGGGTAATAAGTTCCTCCACGTTGGAGGTGATGGTAGAGCCTGGTGTTGCTTGGTAGATGGTGAGCTCTGCCAGCTGCTCGCTTTTGGGCGTTTCCTCTACCTCGTAAGCATCGGCTTCTACAGCGGTTGCCTTTGGCATGTGGTTAGCTCCACTTCAATTCTTGGGTTTTCACGGTCGATTAGCACGTGATGCTCAATGCTCCTCACGTAACGTTGACTGTCGTTTGGGATTACTCCAGCCCTTAC